ATACCTTTAGTGATAGCACCACAATAAATAAGTGGGGGCTCCTGCAGAAGTATGAAAAAGTAGATGAAAATCTCAATGAAGCGCAGATTAATGAACAAGGAAATATCATGATGGCTTACTATGACAGAGTACTTAAGACAATATCGGTTGATGGCGTCGGAGGAGCTCCGGGGATTAAGGCAGGATCAATGGCAAAATTTAAGATTAAGGATGTCCCTGAGCTTTCCAGTGGTCTTTTCCTTCTGCTGGATAAAGTAAAGCATACTTTTTCTAATGGGGAACACACCATGAGTCTTGAAGCAAAAATCTTAAATATATAGGAGACAGGAATGGAATTAATACAAACAATAAAGTCAATTGTTATTGATACGGTAAAAGCTATGGATCCGCTGGATACCGGGTATGCTACTGTAGTTTCAACATCTCCTCTGACACTTAAAATACAGGCTACGCAGCTATCTGTTAAAGAGCCAGTGGCAGTTCTGACAGATAATGTGCGGTACCGGGCTGTTACCGTTCAGGGAGAGACTGTAGTTATTAATCCCGGCTTAGCAGCTGGTGATAAGATTCTTTACCTAAAAGCAAATTCAGGACAGAATTACATTATAATGTCGAAAGTGTAGGTGATGATATGTCAACTCTTCCGGATTCTGCAAATACTGAAATTTACGGAGGTAGTAGCGTGGAGTATGTAACTGATACATACCTGGTTGATAAAAGCACCGGTACTGTAAAAAAGGTAGGTGGCGGCTTGGAAGCAATGAAACAGGCTGCCGAGATCATATTGAGCGTAGAGCGATACCAGAATCAGATCTATACCTCTAATTTTGGCAGAGAGTTAAAAAAATTGGTGGGTAAGCCTCCGGAATACGTAACAAGCATGTTAATAAGACGGATCCAGGAGGCTTTTTCTGTGGACTCTAGGTTTCTATCAGTAGAAAACTTTTCCTTTGATACAACAGCTTTAGGATCTATGAAATGCACTTTTGATGTAAAAACCGTGTACGGAACAGTTTCCAGGGAGGTGGAAGTTTGATTGATTTTAGCAATAAGACCTACGCGAACATATTGGCGGCGCAGTTGAACCGCGTTCCTGATACGATAGATAAGAGAGAGGGATCCATGATCCAAACTGCACTTGGTCCTGAGAGCTGGTATCTTGAGGGGTTATATCTCGATCTGGATTCTGTGCAGGAAAATGCTTACGCTGAAACCGCGGGCGGAGATTTTCTTGATATGCTGGTGGCAGAACGGGGAGTCGAAAGAAAGACTGCTACCAATGCAGTGAAAAAAGGTGTATTTAACAGAACGGTTTCCGTAGGCTCCCGTTTTTCTGCGCTAACTGGAAGCGGTTATCTGACATATCAGGTTACGGAATTTATCGCGCAGACAGATGCCGGATATACATATAAAATGCAGTGTGAAACTACCGGAGAAATCGGAAACAATTATACCGGCCAGCTTATAGCCATTGATTACGTAACAGGGTTGACTTCTGCAGAACTTACAGAACTTCTTACCGCAGGAACCGAGGAGGAAACCGACGATTCACTGAGAGAACGGTATCTTGCAACCTTTGACGTCGCTTCTTTTGGCGGGAACATTGCTTCCTACCGGAATGCTATCCTTGCTATTGATGGTGTAGGAGCCGTACAGATATACCCTGCATGGCAAGGCGGAGGAACGGTACTCTGCAGCATCTTAAATGGTAATTTAAACCCTGCAGGAAGTGAATTAGTCAATACTGTACAGAATGCCATCTGTCCTCCGGAGGACGGTGAAACAGAACCTTCTGCCAATGGCTATGGAATGGCGCCGATCGGAGCAGTAGTTACTATAGGAACCGGGACAGAACTGGTACTTGATATATCGCTTACGGTTCAGTTTCTGGCTACAGTTCAAAATGGGGAAACGGCTTATAAGAGTCAGATCGAGGAAAAGATAGAATCTTACCTTGAAACCGTCCGGCAGTCCTGGGGAACAATGCTGAAAAGCCAGAAAATAGAATATGCTGTGACCGTATATATTTCCAGGATTATCTATGCGATCCTAGATATTTCTGAGATCGTTAATGTAACTGACGTAACAATCAATGGCTCTGCATCTGATGTGAGTTGCGTGGAAAGCTCTTCTCTGCAACAGGTGCCGATATTGGGGACGGTGACGATTAATGGCGGTTGACTTGACAATACTTCTTCCTGAGTGGTTTCAAGAAGTAACGGAGTTTAATGAACTGATTGCAACGGAAGAAACTGAACTCGAAGAAGCTGAAAGCAATCTAAAGTCTGTAAGAAATAACTGCTATATTCAGACGGCTGACGAAGCCACAATTCTGCTTTATGAAAAGCGCTTTGGAATTTCGTATCAGGGAGAAACTTTAGAATATCGAAGAAGCCGGATCATGCAAAGGTATAATACCGTTGTCCCTTTTACGATCGGATTGCTGAAAGATCGATTGACAGAGCTTTACGGATCTGATGGTTACGAGATTTCGGTTGACGGGATAAATTGCTTGATTACAATTAGGATTACCTCGGACCGGTATGGAGCGGTCAATTTACTATATGATCTGTTATGGGATATTCTGCCGGCGCACATGCAGATAATAGCCAGCCAGGTTAATACAAAGAGTATAAAAGGAGTCTTTTCCACAGGGGCGACAATAAGCAGCACGAAGGTAATAACAATATAAGGAGGTTTTATGGGACAGTATAATAAAGCAGTCTTAACCACAGCTGGTGAAAACTTGATTGCGCAAGCTCTGGCCGGAGAAATTCAGCTGAACATCACTAAGGTGAAGACATCAAACTACGCATATCCCAACAGCACGGACTTTAAATCCCTTACAGATATGCAGGGAGTGAAACAAACGGTTTCCGATCCGGTAACGGCTGTTTACAGCGATACAATGATCCAGACCAGGGCACTATTTAGTAATGAAGAAATTGCGTCTACCTACTACATACACAACATTGGCTTGTATGCCATGGACGGGACCCAAGAGGTCCTTTTTTGTATTGTAACAGCAGAGACTCCAGATGAGATGCCGCAATACAATGGAGTGGCTTCCACTTCTTACATTTATAACATTCAGAATGTAGTCCAGGATGCCGCTGAACTTAATATTACCGTGAATCCTTCTGGAACGGCTACAATTCAGGACGTACTGGAAAGGGTAGATTCCACCGGAGGAGATATCTCAGAAACCATCATTGAAACCCTGGAAGCCACAGAGGAGAAGTATCCGATCCCGGCTGTAGGCGAAACGGTGTCAGTCTTCGCTGGAAAGATCCAGGCTTTTTTTGAAAATACCAAGCCCCTTGAAACAGACACATCTTACTATGTAGCAACCACCGGATCAGATACAACAGGAGACGGTAGTATATCAAGTCCATATGCCAGTATTACAAAGGCATTGAGCGTAGTACCAAAGGACTTAGGCGGATATACTGTCACTATAAACGTGGCTGATGGCACATATAATGAGGATATTACTATAAGCGGTTTCAATAATGGGTATCTTACATTACGCCGACAGGGAGATTTGGAACTAAATTCACTATGTAATGTTAACAAGATTACAGTAAATTATTGTGATTCTGTGTCAGTAGGTAGTTTTAATCTTACCTCTGAGAATACTGAAAGTGTATATGTAAATAGATGTAAGTTTGTACTTGTTAATTTCTGTCAATCTATTGCAAGTGCACCTAGTAGTCCATCATTTAGTTTTGATTATACACCCGTTGTTAGAATCACTGGTTGCCGCTCTCTAAATCATAGTATTTGTCTGAGGGCATTTGAATCTTATATATATTCGGCTGATTGGTCGAGTGACAGTATTGGAGATCTGTATGGAATTCAATCAGGCGGAGGTGGTAAGGTTTCAAAGGGAAACTTATTTCAGCCAATGGGTATGAGTAATAATGAGTATTACCTCAATAGTTCGATAATTGTTAGTGCCTTTGGTGCTAATATTGGTACATTAAGATATGATCTAACTATATACGTAGCAACCACTGGATCTGATACAACTGGGGACGGTACAAGTGATAAGCCTTTTGCAACTATACAATATGCTGTGGATATCATACCAAAGGATCTGGGTGGACGTACCGCAAATGTTATAATTGCTGATGGAACATACAATGAAACAGTTTATATATTTGGATACTATGGTGGCATTATAAATATCCAAAGCAGTAATATAGATTCATTAAGCACCGTATGCAAGATATCTGGCATATACATAAAGGACTGTGCCGCAAGAGTGCAACTATGGGGATTATATCTCACAAGAACTGATGGACCATCTTTCTTGGCGACAAGTTGTACCATGGTATACGTCAAAGCTTGTCAGGCGATTGAAACAGCCGCAAGCCAATATGGTTTTGACATAGTATATTCAAGAGCATATTTGGTAGGTTGTAAGGTACAGAATAGAAGTATAGGTTTGCGTTCTTATAGTTCAGACGTATCATCTCAAAATTGGGATAGTTCAAGCACAGGAAATGCATACGGGATTGCTGCTGATACTGGCACAATACGACAATATGGTACTCAACCTTATGGGACTTCCAAAGACAAGTATCAAACAAATGGTGGAGTAATTACAAATTACAATGGTACACAGATATCAGATATTATATCATCTGGTCTATCATGCACCTGGGGAACTATTACCGGAGGGTATATAAGACATGGCAATGCAGCGGGTGGCGCCGCAATGATAACTATATGTGTTCAGGTTGTTACTACTGTTGCATTATCAGCCAGTACAGAATATACAATCAGTGGTTTTCCGAGTTCAAATACTCCAACAGATTTGGCTGTTGCGAGCAATTCAGCACCAACTACTCATAGTTGGTTTAGGCATTCCAGTGGTCAAATTGTTATGGTACTGACAACCGCCTTGGGAGTCGGTGGAATCAAACAATTTAATATAACATATCTAACAAACTCATAAGGAGGAATTAACATGAATCAAGAAACAATCAAAGTGGGCGAAACAACCTACAACATTGCAAACGGCAGCTGCAGTCTACACCTGTCAGACGGTGGAGTGGCATCGGTAGCCATTATTATCGAATCAAATATAATCAACGATATCCACAGCAACCTTTCTGCGAATAGCACCATAACAAAATACACAGCCGAAGGCACAGAAGAGTGGCAGCGGAGCGATCTGGTCTATACCGGGGAAGTGAAATTAAAAAATGACTTCCCAGTGGGGATTGAGCAGACGCAGACAGGAACCGATGCGGACGGCAATCCCGTATACAGCAACGTGGAAGCCCTGGCAGATGTGGCAATCGTTGAGTACAGGACTCCAAACATTCAGGATAAAGTAAAATCACTGGAGGAGCAAAATAACGATTTAAGCGCCCAGGTAGCCTATTTGCAGATGATGTCTGGCATAACAGAGGAGGTGTGACTATGAGTAAAAACTTTGAAAAGGTAAAGAGATTTTATGATGCCAAATTATGGCCACTAAGCTGGGTGGTTAATGCAGTAGATAAATGGATCACGGCGGCTGAGTATCAGGAGATCACCGGCAATGAGTATAAAAGTAAGGAGGCATAAGCGTTTAGTATGGATATGTTTAATATAATTGAATACCTTCGGCAGTTATTTAAAAATCATGTCCTGGTTGCTATTTCCGCAGCTGGGGCATTTTTATATAGTTGGATCCTGCCTGCGCCGGAATATAAAATTGGGGCTTTTGCAGTCCTTGGGGCTATGCTTGTGGACTTGTGGTCTAAGCTGTACTCTATCAAGCGGAAGGGGGGCGGGTGGAGGAAAGCTATATTCAGTCATTCCATTAATAGCGCTTCGTTTCTGCGTGGAACCATCGATAAGTTGATTATCTTTGGCGTAATGACTATTATCTGCGGACTGGCCTATCACATTTCCCTTATATCAAGTATTGCTGTCTGGTTCACACAGATGGTGTACATACTTATGTTTTTAAGAGATGCGCTCTCAATCGTGGAAAACCTCACAGATTCCGGTGTAAAGGGGCTTGGGATTTTTAAGAAACTTCTTAAACTGAAAATAAAAGATTATGTAAAAGACCCGGAGCTGCAGGAGAGCATAGATGAGTTTTTAGAGGGAGAGCAGGATCAGGAACAGGAGAAACCAAAAGAATCGGATAAGTCCCAATATCCGCAGCCTGAACCGGTCAAGGCACCGGAAGCACCGAAACCAGAAGTCACACCGGAACCAAAGGAGCCGGTTGGACCCATAGAACCTATCAATCCAGAACCTAAAAAGGAGGAATTTAAATTATGACACAGTTTTTTGACATTGCAACACTCATTTCTGCAGTAGCGGTATTGGTTGCCCTGGTAAACATCATCACCCAGGTATTAAAGGGATCGTTTGACAATCTTCCCACGTCCCTGCTGGCTATCATCATTTCCATGATTGTAACGCTTGTAGGATTCTTCATGTACTGTGCGATCAAGGATATATCCGTTACATGGTATTACATAACGGGAGCAATCGCAGTAGGCTTTATGGTAGCCTATGCTGCCATGTTCGGCTTCGATAAGCTGAAAGAGATCCTGAAGGGGTTAGAATCAAACGAATAATCTGTTGCGACCGTCGCAATAGTTGTGATATTACAACTTTAGGGGCCTGGGATATCCTGGTCCCTTTTTCGATTGGAGGAAATCAATATGCAAATAAAACAGTATCTTACATCGTATAACCATAATTCCGGTACTGTGGACCGTATCAAATACATTGTAATTCATTATGTGGGAGCACTGGGAGGAGCAGAGGCGAACTGTAAATATTATGCAGAAGCAGACCGGAGCGCATCAGCTCATTACTATGTGGATTTTGATGGATCAGTCTGGCAGTCCGTAGAGGATAAAAATATTGCCTGGCACTGCGGAGCAAAATCATATGTCCATGCAGAGTGCCGGAATGCAAACAGCATAGGCATTGAAATGTGCGTGAGGAATAAAGGTGATCAGTCCAGCACAAGCAAAGACTGGTACTTTGAGGATGCAACGGTGCAGACGGCCATTACACTGACAAAGGAGCTTATGGCGAAGTACGGCATTGCTGCAGATCATGTGATACGGCATTATGATGTGACCGGGAAGATCTGTCCGAATCCTTACGTTTATAATCACACCGACCATACATGGGAAGCATTCAAGGCGGCACTGGTGACAGAAGAAAAGAAATCAGGCTGGGTGCAGGTTACAGACGGGTGGATGTATTACAACGGAGATACCGGTCTGCCAGTCCGTAATGACTGGGTGCAGGTCGATGGAAAGTGGTACTGGTTTAATGCTGCCGGAATTATGGTTACTAATACCTGGTATCAGTATGACAGCGCATGGTATTACCTGGGGAATGACGGGGCTATGTGTAAATCTCAGTTTGTTGCAGATTCCGGAAAGATTTATGCCGTGGACGCTGATGGAAAAATGGTCACAGGGGAGATATTGGTTTCTTCGCTGAGTGACGGGGCGCTGGAGTATAAGGGGCTGGCGCAGTAAATTATTTTACTCGGAATTCCGAGCAGACACACATGAAAAAGGCGGATTCAGAATACCAGATATCCGCCTTTTTCATGCAATGTTTAAGGGCAGTATTATATATTATACAACGGTATAATCTGCATCATTGCTGGTAAAGGCTGCTGCCGTCAGTCCAAAATTAATGCTCTGATCGATTGTCAGATCTGTGGCAGGATTAATTCCGTTCTTTTTCAGGATATATTCAAATACCAT